AGTAAAATCCAAACCTGCTATAATTGCTATTGTAAAAAAGTGCGGACCGGCAGCAGACGGTCCGCATCCATCGCAAGCCGGCAGAGGAATAGTCCTCTGCCGGCTTTCTTAGCGGCTGTCATAGACAGGCCGCTTTTTTCATACTCTTGTCCAAAAGGGGGAATGTGGCATGATGGAAAAGGATCTGGAACTCATGCGGGAAATGGATGTACGGGAGATCGACCCTGACACGCTCCCGGATATTGCGGATATTCGGGTGGATACATCGCTGCCGCCGGAGCAGCGGATGGCCAGCGTCCTCCAGCAGATGAACGGGAATCCCTACTTTTTCCGCAGCGGGAGCCTGATCGTCAAGACCTCTTTTCGCGGAGAGGCCCGGCTGCAAACTCTTCTGGAGAACTGCCTGGAGACATTGTAACCAAAAGCGCAATGGATATAGCCGCGCCGGATCTGAAAAATCAGGCTGGACAATCTGCCGGGATTCTGTTATACTGACGGTGGACCAAATCAGACAGCTCTGTGAAAGCACTTTCTGACCGGGGCGGCTTTTTGTCGCAATATCAGGTTAGGAGGCTTGTTTTCATGGAGTTTTTTTCGTGCCCCGAAACAGGGACATACCTCTGTTACGCCTATGGCCGTCTTTCCAAAAAGGATGCGGAAAAGGCGCGGAGGGAGAATGACGAAAGCAACAGCATTAAGAATCAGCGGGATCTGATTCACGAGTATATTGACCGGCACCCGGAT